CGAATATCAAAGTTTCAGGAAATTTTTAGTGAATCTTCAAATGGAGATAATCCTCCATTCGAATGTAAATGTACGCTCAAGGTATTCAAGACATTGGATATAGATATGTGAATGATATTCGTCCAATCGATGATCTGATCGAAGACGTTGATATAGTGATTGTCAATGTTACTGGGAGTGATGAAGTTCAACTTATGAAGAATGGGTTTATCCATATAGTTCTTATGGAAAAGCCTAGCGTCTTACGTTATGCTATTGACTTTTTTGTAGAGAAGTTCACATATGAAGATGATGATGGTAAGTTTGGAGACTTCATAGAAAGCAAATATATGTATGCCAATCTTGAAGGATGGAAGACATATGCACGTAAACAAGCATTCTCATTTCCTCTCATCTTATATTTCAATGATTATGTCTTTGAGTCAAGAAGACAAGTCACATCAATGACATATGTTAAGGATGAGAATGTACCTTTCAATGAATATATGTTCACATTGAATCTTTCCAATGGAAAGTCGAGTTTAGCATGTCCTGTAACAAGATATGCTGTAGGAATGTCAAAGGGTCTATATTTTGAATCCAATGCGAATGGTGAATACTGTGGCACATTCTTCTATCATGAACCTCAAAGCATGACATATTTAACATTTGATACATATCGTATATTTCGGAATAAGTATGAAGCTACAATGTCTCTGAGACAAGAATTTAAACAGAAACGCAGTTCACTAATAGTCAATCTTTATTTATATGCTACATATCAAAAGACTAAAACGTATGCTACAAAGGATGATGATTTGAAAGACTTTCTTCATGTAAAACAAGATTCGATAATACGTGATAGATTCTATTTCACGAAAGATGTTCCTAACGACTTGAGATTTACAGCATTAGAGTGGCATATCTTGAATGATCCAACGATTCTTGACGAAGACAGAGAAGAAGATCGCCAATCTCTTTTAGACATTGGTAATCGTAAGGTATATGTGGGTAACAGATTGTATGCTTTGGAAGATGCATTCGATCAAGAGTTGTGTATTTTAGCAAAGATGTTAGACATCAATGTTGTCATATTAGAATATATGGCAGGTCAATTTCAAACAGTAACTGAAATCCTTGACACAAGAGATAGATTTGATTGTCTGTCAAACCTTACTTATTAGAGGTCCCAACGAATCCAAGACTGATTGCATTGGTATCTTACAAACTCTCGAACTACAGTCTTCAATACCATATGTGACATATGCAACATTATCAAGGATTTCAAATCCTGACGCAAATTGAATCATTGCAGCAGCATTGTCTTTCTCATCATCGAAGACAAAATCCGGAGATATAGCAATTACATTGTATGGTGGTTCACTTAGGAATGCATAAAATTGTGTGACATACTTCTTTCCAGGATGTTGAAGATGTGTGACACCAAGATAGATCTCATCTGGAATGTTGTTCCACTTCTCAGATGTAAGTAGACCTTTAGTCACTAGATGTATCTGAGTTCCACCTCGAATGTTGTCGGGTATGACATCATTCTCAGTAATATATGCTAATTCGCAGTTGCCTGTATCAGTGTTACACCAAAGAATGCGATGAGGATTGATGCTATATACCATCATTAATCGAGAGTCTTTAGAGAAGAAGGGCATCCAATTCTTTTGAGCGCGACCATTGTCAAAGTTCACGTTGAGCTTGATAGCAGTTGGTGCAATTGATGTTATATCATTGAAATTGTTATATAGAGATTGAGCGTCCATAGCAACAAGATACATTTCATTCTTACAATTACTTCCAGAGAGAGCGTTCGCAAGCAAATACAATGTCTTACCATTAGGTGAAACTATGACTCTTGGATCTTCATATCCTTGAGCACAATTGGAACCTGCAACTTCAGGGAGAACAACGTCAACATTGTGTTCATTTTTAGACATGACAATGAAGGAACGAATGTTCTTATTTGAAGAAACCTTGAAGTCTCCATCTTTGTGAAGCATACAATTTGTAGCATTTGACAATCTATAGACATATATGAGTTCATTGTTGACGTTGACGGTACTAGGATTCCAAGTTCTGAATTTGTCATGAAGTTTGAAGCCGAAGTTTGTAGAATGTCTATCTCTTTCAGATGATTCTATTTGAGGTAACTTCTCAATTGTTGTTTCATTTCCGAAGACATGTCTTGTAGTATGCTCGAATTTTTCATGTTTGCTAAAACTTAACACTATGAACAACCATACGAGTATGATAATGATGACTACTACAGCTAAAGTTAATAATAGAATTGAGCCCTTTCTAGAACCCATTTAATGCAGATTTGATTCTTTTTGTTCTCTTCGTTTGAGTCTTAAATGAGCAAATACACTCAGTGCAAGTGTTGCTTTACACTTGACTTTGGAGACGCTACAAGAGATGATATAGGACGTTGCAGAAAATGTCAAATATATTGTCCGGACACATTGATACATTGCCGGAGAATAATCGAAATTAATAGAATCACAGGCGAGTTAGTTGTTGTAGATATTGCAAAGACGTTCTGTAATGATGACAATGAAGAACATTCACGATGTTTTAACTGTTATTGGGTAGGATTTCCTTGCAATGGATGTTTGACAGAACTATTTAAAAGAAAGATGAAGTTATCTGATGTTGTACGAGGTAGTATGACGTACGAAATGTATAAGATTGAACAACAAATATGGAAACCTCATTGGGATGTTGTAGATGCATATGATGAATTTCGCGAAAATTTTTCGAATGATCTCATACAAAATGAATAACAAGAGCCTTAAACATAAAGGAAAGAAAGGAAATGACAAATGTTGTGAAAGTTGAGTTGAATGATGTTGGAGAGCATCTTTATCGGAGATTGCTTAAATGTATTGAGACATGTAGTTTTAAAAGGGATGATTGTAGAGGTCATGAAAGATTGAGACCTGTAACAATGCTCCTCTCTATTGGAGAAGACGGAAGCAATATGTTTGATACCACTCCAATTGAAACATTTGCTATTGCTTTTGAGAAAATTCTAAATGAATCGAATAGCATTAGCATGTGTGTAGGGGCTATCGATGTTGAAGGACCTTTTCAGATAAAAGACCCTAAATCTATTTTACCTAATTCTACTAGTAATACTCACGCTGCTTGGAAAGTGACATATCAGATTGTTAAATGATTAAAATAAAACATTTCGAACATTGTATAAAAAAGAACCATGAGTGTGACCTTTTCGCTAGGATATAACTCAGAGGGATTTATCTCTCCTGATGAAAAAGTGAAGGCAGGAGTTCTCACTTTTACCCTACCTGAACACACTGAGTTCCGTGAAGGATTTGTTACGCAATTAATTTTTGGATATAGCTTGAGCACCTCTGATGGTGGATGTCAAGTTGATGAAGTTGATGAAGTCTTCTATTCTGGACATGGAGGTTGTTGGTTCAAAGAGTCTGAGCTACCTACAGCAGTCGAATATTCTGGCAAGCGATACATTGTTGAGATTTCTGCTGAGCTTCCTCTCTATTTTGCAACAAACAATATCGAAGCTTTTGCTCAAGGTGTTGCAGCTGTTCCGCATAAGATTGAAGGTCTAGGCAAGAGTAACGCTCATCAATGGGAGGATCTGCGATATTTGGACACCCATGATCATGAAGAAGAGGAATGGGAGAATGTTGAAGATCCCGATTCTTATTTTGAAGATCACAAATTGGGAGATCTTGAAATCGATCTCGATGAATTCGAAGTACAGATCAAGTAATATCATTGCAACATATTGCAATGATATGTTAGAGTAAAAACTTAAAGTGTTCTTGAATTGCAGCTATTAACTCTGTCTTACTATTAGTCTTAACTGGAATCTCGTGCTTTTCTGCAATCGATCGGAGATACTCAGAACATATTTTTTGAGGTTTAGCTATGTTCAACTCTGGAAAGAACAATGATGCACAAGGCGGACATATATTAATAGCCCAAGTCTCGCCATCAGGATCGATCCGTTTTGGTTTCCAAATGGAAAAAGCAGTCTTGCCTGTCATTCCTTTCTCTTGTTGTAAATAGTAACGATATCCTCTGTAGACATTGAAACTCCAAATACTCCAATCATAACTGTCCTTCACTAGAACTCGATTAATGATTTTCTTCTCTCTGATCAGATGAAGAATGAATTCTGTGTTCTTGAGATCTTTGGAATTAGGGATCTTGAACAATAACAGATAAGCCTCTCCTGCTCCAGACACACTAGTTTCATGAGTTTCGATGATCTCGACCGATAGCAAATCGTCAGTATGATCCAATTGTTCTCTCCAAATATCTGGATCATTTTCGTCGACAATGTCGCTGTAGTAACACTCATAATGGAGACTGAGACATTGTTTTCCCTCTTCTCCGTGGAAGAAGCAACTATAGTCGTAAACTCCCATCTCTTTTGTTACAGAGTTTCATTTTAAAAATAACTATTACTTCAAATCGTTTTAGAAGCTATGTGGCTTTAATTCAAATTCCCCAGGTTGATCTACTCATATGTTCTTCTGCAACCTTATCCTTGTTAGCTTTAGTCTTGATTTCAATCTCAGTCCAAGGAATATGTTCATGATCAATGAAAGAACAACCCTTAGTCTGTCTAGAATCTTTCCAAGGTTTCAAATGATGAAATGCCAAGAACCAACAATATTTCTCAAGTGTCATATTCTTACTTTCCCAATCATTCTCCATTTAATTGTGTGAATGTACTAAATGATGTTTTCAATGTTTTGCATGTTGAAAAGAATCCTGTGAGAATAAAGAGATGAGCTATTCGCTTCCATATGTTTCTGCTGAAGTTCTCAGCAGTACTTCATTGATCTGGGTTTGCTCAGGTAGCAGATTAGCAACATATGATGTTTTGAGTAAAGAGTTCACTATAATTGGAAGTACAACATATGTAATGTTTGACATAGCCATGTCTCCTAATGGTATCTTGTATGCAGTTGATGGTAACAATAATCTTTACACATTAAATAGAAAGACAGGAGCTCCCACTCTCATAGGAGCAGTTAATCCTACTGTAGGAACAAATGCTTTGACTTTTGGTCAATATGGAGCATTGTATGGTATGCAAAATACCAATCTCGTCTCAATTAATCCGGTCAATGCTGAAGCAACTGTGATAGGTAACACTGGATTTCAGACAGCTGGAGATCTTGTGTTCTTCAATAACAATCTTTACCTTGCTTCAACCACGAATCAATTAGTCTTAGTCGACATTGGTAATCCCAGTAATAGTCAAGCAGTTGGTGATATACCAGCAACATATGGCTTAGCTACAGTCTATGTTACTGAAGGTAATGGAAATGGAGCATATCATATGTATGGTACAGGAGCTGCAAATCTAAACGTTTACGAAATTAATGTCAGCAACGGGTTCACTAGTAATACGACTACTATGCCTTCCTTTGGCAGTGGTGGTGCATCCGGAACAGATGGTGCTACTTCATCTCAATTCACGTGGATCTAAATCATATGAGAAGAAGCAGAATAAAAAACTTCATTTAGATTCTAAATGAAGTCAAGAGGTTCCAGAGTTGTTGCAGTTCAACCTAAGAGAGGTGCTTCAGCAGTAGCTCCAGCAACTAAAATAGTCAAGAAAGAAGTGATATTGGTCACTGATTACACTCCTAAATCTATAGGATTAACAGGAAATACATATCCTATCAAGGATAGCTTGAAAGATTCTGGGTTCTTTTCGAAACCTAATGGAGGTTATATTAACAATACTGAGAAGCTAGGAGCTGTATGGCATACACTTAATGCTAACGAGAATGCAGTTTTAGATCTTCTTGAAGAATTAGATGTTACTGTTGTATTCAAGACTCTTAACGAAGCTCTTCTTGAAAAGCAAGGTCCTGTAGCTCCTGCTGTAGCTCCTATGCGAATAGCTGCTGCAGCAAGAGTAGGTATTGTGGCTCCTCCTCCTCCTGCGATTCGAGCAATCAGAACTGATATATCTCCTGGTGAGATATTGGCGATACAATTCCAAAGAATGAGCGATGCCGATCAAGACGAATTCCTCGCATTAATAAGAGCTCGTTTTCTCTAAGTATCATCAGAGAATGATATCTGCAATGGGGTATCAGCTGTATTACTAAATCTTTTCTTCTCAATCTTTATTCTGTAACGAGGCCAGTCTTCATAACCTGTCTCTCCTAAAATATAATCTCCTTCTTCATCCCAATCCAGAGTTCCTTTGCTACCAAGATCTTTATAGCACTCTTCTGCTAACTTATATGCAAATTCAACTGCTTTCTCTTCTTGAAGGAAGAGACTATGCTGCATTTTACATGCTTCTATTCTAGTTCCAATGGATAGAGTTCTGAAATGCACAATCCAAACGTGAAATGCTATATCCATGTTTTCAAAAACATAGATACAGATCTATTATAGTCAATTGTTCCTATTAAGATGAAAAATTTCCAACTTACATAAATATGAAAACTAATAGGACAATCCCAACAGTTATAATCACAACCGTGATTACCATAATCATCATAGGATTGATCGTATATTATCTTGCTAAGAATATGGAAGAAAGAGTTATACGATCATTAACAAAAGAGACAAAGGAGCTATGCGAAGACTCTTTATCTGTTACATATCGTGACACGTTACATTTACCTTCCATCAATGGAATCTATGAACATGACATAGCAATTGCGTTAAAGGATATTGCAGCTAATACATCACAATCAAATTGTCAAGAAACAACACTACCTCCTCCCTTCACACAATACGTCAAATTCTATGGAAAGCATGGACATAAACATGGACATCATAAAGATATCTTTACTGCTATAGGATTTTGGGATACTGCTTCAAATATAGCATGCATTGGTTTCACGGGAACATATGGTCATCTCGAATGGCATGACGATGCTGAAATTAAACTCGTTCCTGGAGTGAAATTGAATGGATATGTGGATGGCATCCTTGTTCACAAGGGATATTACGAAATCTATACCTCTGTCAGAGATGAACTCATTGCATGGTATCGATCTTTGGGTATATCAAATCTCTTCTTGACAGGAAGTTCAATGGGAGGTGCAACTTCAACCTTATGCGCTTTTGATTTTGCAAGTATAGTCCAAGGACAACTTGTGCATTATTCTTTTGCATCACCGAGATGTGGAAATGTCTTGTTTGCGGATACTTATGATCAACGTGTCCAAGGAGGAATAAGAGTCTACAATACTGAAGATGTTGTCATAGCATTACCTCCAGCAACATTTAGAGGTAACACATATAAGCATGTGTGTGCATCTCATGGTGCGGTTGGTTTCACAAAAAGTCTTGGTTCGATCACAATGGATCATATTGACGCATATTACGATCTTCCTTAAATTCTTTCTTTTGTAAATGCAATCAGGACAGCTCATATTGTGTATCATTGTCATCATTGCCATACTTGTCTTTATTGTTCTTATTGCCAGACGAAATGGTATTACTCGAGTCTGTGTTTCTGGATGTACAAGATGTGAAGAGAAAGCTAAAAAGCTTCGTGAAAAGCGTGAAGATGAGGAACGCAAGAAATCTCAAAAGTCTTAATTCTTCTGCTTTGTTTTATATACTGTTTAGCTTCTAAACAGTATGTTAAGATTTCATTAACATGTAGGTTTATGAGTAGGCCAGTGTCTTTTTTGACAATTTTCATCACAGTAATAGACGCGTTTGCATTTTGAACATTTTGCAACACATTCCACGTGTTCTTCTTTGCAATAGCCACAAATATAAACAAATCCTTGTCCCCCTCCTTTAGCCTTGCAATCTTTGATATGTCTTATACGACAATCGTCTGAGCAAAGTAACGAAGTTATCATTACATTTCCCATGGAAGCAGTTCTTTCGTTTGCAATAAAACCGGAATCTTGAACCATTTTGTTACATATGAAACATCCTTGTGGATCGCGAGGTTTGTATGCTTCTTTACATGCAGTAGAACAGAGAAGATCGTATTTAATTACCTTCGTAACAGAATCAAAATGCCAAAATAATGTAACATCTTTGGATGCAGAATCTAATGTAAATGCAAGATAGAGATCCTTATTACAGACATAACAAGGCGTTGGTTTTACGCGAGTACCGTACGCAACTGAATTCTCAGGCTTCATTCTTTAATTGGATCTTTTTGACATATAATAATGTTTCTTTTTATATCAAAAAAGAATGACAGTTGAGACATACTTCATCACCTTTGGTTTTAAGATTAGTTTTAAGTCCTACATGGCTATGATGGGTTTTACTCTTGACAAGCTTCGAGAAATGCGTCAAACAGAAGGATTTGTACCGGATCCTAAAAATGATCCGAATGTCGAAGAAGCAGATGCTTTACTTGAATGGTTCAAAGAGGAGCATTTCGGTGGAGGGTTTGTAGCTTCATATAAGTTTGAGATTGAAGGAGTTAAATTTGTCGTACGTGGTTGCTCTCATGAAAAAAAGGACTATGACAAATATCTTATTGTCGGAATTGATCTCGGCAAGATTGACAATTTTGAAGGGTCTCTTTCTAACAAAGGAAGGAGCAAGGAAGACTTATGCTTGCTTATCAAACAAGAGAAATGGATTAATCTAATTCGCGAGTGTGAAGATATCAATGCAGTGAATTACTCGAAAGTAGAATATGGAGTAGATTCATCCAAATATGAGAAATTCTCAATTGCACCAGAAACTCACATTACAACAGATGATTGTCCTTGTTGTTCGTGAATCATATATTGGGTCTCTTCTCAATTTCAAGTCTGTACTTCAATTCTTGAATACTGTTAGCACTTCTATGTGATATAATATTTGTATAATGACTTTCGTACCATCTGAACATGACCCACATCAATCCGAACATGATAAAAAACAATACTGTGAAATCAGATGGCTTTGGAAGCTTTCTGTAAACATATAATCCGATTACTAAACTAATGACCAGAGAACTAATAATGACAAGGCCTCTTTTAACAATGTGTTTTGGAGCTTCATTTGCATTTTCAATGCGATGGACAAGATCGATAGATTCATCTCCTGGTTTTGGTTCCCAATCCCAAACGCTACTACATGATTTTGAACCACTGAAACATGGTTGCCAAGATAATTCAACATAGACTTGCACAACTATGATTATAATGATGATGACCCAAAAAACTTTTTCCCATTGTTGCATCTTATCATCAAAGATATATTTATAGATATGATTTATAGTTTTAAATGATTTTGATCTCAAACCAAAATTATGATGAATACTGAGTCTACTACTGTGACATCAACTCAAACAGAGATTGAGAAGCATCGTGATAGGATTCGATGCTCTCCTCATCCTAGAACTATGAGATATCTTAATCTTATTAAGAAAGCGGTTCCTCCTCCTCAAAATAGAAACTTTCCGAGTGAAGAACAGACTAGAGCTACCCTAGGAGTTGAGCTTGACACAACTCTGAACTATCTGACCAAGTTTGAAAGGAAGAAATACAGTCGTCAAAATATATTAGACTTAATGCGCAATGACTTTGATGATGTTGTTGCATTTAGCAAGATGGTAGATGAATATATTGAAGATCAAAAGAATATAACCCAGATAACTGAGATCAGTATCAGTCTTCTCAAAGACTGGATTAAGAAGAATCAGAAGCACGTACCACATGAAGTTCTAGTTGATCTTGAGAAAGACATGTGTGCCGCAAATGATAACAAGTGGATAGAACAAGATCATGTATGGGAGATATGGAGTGATGGTGAGATCGTAACCACTAAGGGTAGACATCTCTACGGAGCAAGAAGCATGTTCTCATTCCATCCATCTCTATTGCATAAGTTTGACATGAAGCTTCCTCTATCTCAAAATGGTCTTACATATTGTATTGTTGAGAGTGAAGCTGTTGCGATCGAATTCAGAAAGAGAATGATAAGTATTGCAGATACATACAAACCGTAAACTAATTAAATAAACTTCTTGGCCCAAAAGGGCTAAGAAATGGAAGACAAAAAGTGTTTCAAGTGTGATGGACCTCCGACTCATCACATTTTAAAAGTAGATCGGTATATCTGCAACCCATGTAGAGTAAAGATTCGTAAAGATAAAGAAGATCGATTATTATTTCTCGGAAAACTCAACTGTGGGAAATGCGGAACTAAGTTTGACCAACAAGATATGGGACGTATCTATTGCATTGATAACAAACCGGAGAATGAAGATGGAACTAATGTAGGTTACTTGTGCTGGAACTGTGTTTCTTGTGCGAGATGTGGCAAACCTATAAATAGGGGTGATCATCTTATGTCTAGAGATTACGATCAGAAATACTATCATCTTCAATGTTCAGATTCGAAGACTTATCAGACTGTGTCATATAACAGTCGATACATTAAATGATGAACGAAATTGACATTTCACGTGAAATATCAATTCATATAAAATGACTGAAGTGCGACAGAATATCGCAACATATTGCTGAATGTAAGTGTGGCATAAAGGATTGCCGAGGACATACTATTCCCTTGATATCCTCCGGCGCTCTTTGATGTACCAAAAGATGCAGACAATGATGAATATGCTCAATATAAGTATTGCACTGAATGATGAAAAGTTGCAATAGACTTTGTTATATACCTTAGTATCTGCTTCAATCCAAGAAGAACCTTCTAAAGTCACAGCAAAACTATTTCTTCCAATATCACAGGGTTTGGGATCACATACAGTACATGCTGTGATAGTCTCAGCTTTGAGTTCGTGAAAGGTCTTCTTAACTTTTTTGTTGCTCTTGATAACTCTCGTCAACATTAAGGGTCCAGTTGTCGCCATAACCTTTAAGTGTTTTCCTACTTGCCATATACGATAAGGTTGGGCCATTTCATCAATACATTCTAACCATAGTTTAACACCAGGCTTTGATCCCATGAAAGCATTAGTATAGAAAGAACTGAAGTTGCCACTCTTCACGACATAAATATCTTTGTCTTCTGTGAATAACTCATCAATAGGACGTTTTATCATAATGTCTAGATCCATATAAACACCTCCTATTTTGTAGAGCCACATATATCGTATAGCATCGGCTCTCATTATACCATATTCAAGCTGATCATAATATTGCAGAAAGTCAGGAAAGTTTTCTTGACAGAATTGACGATTGTCTTCATCTGTCATCAAGGTGTAAGACCAACCACTATGTTCAACCATATGTTTCATAATGGCTTTCTGACTAGAAAGCCAATGTTTGGGTACTGTCTTATTCTTCCATGTTTGCATAACATTTTTGGGTACCTTAACAACATCCATATTTAACATAGATTTTAAATTCTTTGATAAAGGATGGCGCTCTTGCTTGGTGTAGGTGTGTTTGGAGGTTATGAATATGCTGAAAATCATAGACGCCATGGATACGGAAGGGAGTACGAGTATGGATATGGTGATAATGTTCCGCAATATTCAGTGAATGATACTGATAGATTGTTTCATGCTCAAATGAAGACTCTTGGAGCTTTAGCTGTATCTTCATCTCTTGATGATCAAGACGTATATCAAGAGAAGCTGAAGCATTACAAGTCTGCACAAGACTTGCTAACAAAAGCTACTAGCAATCTAGTAGCATATTACAAGGATGACTTCGAGGTTGCAAAGTTGTCTGAGAAGGTTGAAGCTCTCAATTCTTTCATTAAGAAGACATTTTAATTAGCTCTATAGAGCTAATTAGGTATGATTGTTTAGACTGCACCAGCATAGGTAATCTCAATGTTGGCAACCCAACGAGTGACATGAGTACTCAAAGTACCAGATGATGTGACAACAGTAATCGTGAAGCGCGAACGACCTGAAGTAATAGCACTTGAAGCATATGTTACAGCAACAGTCTTAGATGCAAGAGTACCTTGTCCAGTAACATTTGCGATAACATTGTTAACAGTCAAAACGTTAGCAGCAGTGTTATATCCTCTCACAGTTTGATACAAACCATAGTTGTCAAATGAAGTCGTATCAACACCAATGAGATGAATTGTCGCAATGAAAGCTGTGCTTGGAGGAATGGTAGCAAAGTAGCCGTTCGTGACATCTTCAATATTGAATGTTCCAGCTCCGGTTTGAGACTGCTTCAAGACATGCTTCGTAAACTGAGCATCACCAGCATTGGTAAACTTGGCAATACCACGAGCAAATGCTCCGCTATCGAACGCTACGGAATCAAATCCTCCTGCCATGGAACGAGATCCAGATGCACTTCCATTTCCTGTAGAAAAACTGTTAGCACCAGTAGCAGATCCAAGTCCAACTTGAAGACCTCCATTGGCAAAGAGTGTCAACTCAGTGTTCAGATTGATGATAGCAATCAATGAAGCATCAGTGATACAAAGACTACTGTTGGTCGTAGAACTGTACAAGCAAGAAAACTTGTCACCCGCAACCGCAAGTGCAAGTTCATCCAAAGCATCTGCAACATTTGTAGGTACGTACGCATAAGTTGACCAATTTGCTGGAACTCCTGGAACGTAACTCCAGGTAGTGTTCGATCCAATAGTCTGAGTTGAAGTCTTAACGGCAACACCAGTAGCACCATTGCTAACTGTAGTTTGAGCACTTCCAGTTGTCAAGCTAATACCACCTGTAGCCCTCACAATAAATTGCTGAACTGCAGTGCTAGTAACAGTAGTTCCATCTGACCATACGAAAGTGTTATTGTTTGCAGCGGTAGCACCTGAACCAGCAGCAAAGGAAGCAGTTCCAGAAGCAATATTCTGATAATTCAGAGCAGCACTGTAATCACCACTCGCTGTAGAGTTACCTGCAGCATGAGAAAATTCACCAGTAGCGCTAGCAGTACCTTCCCAATGAGCCTTAACCTTACGACGCTCTCCTTGTTGATTGTTAGTAGCTTGAACTCTTGCAACAGGTCGAGTGACAGGAGCAAGAGGCTTGACATCTCCGAGCCTGTTGTTCGGAACAAACTTCCTCGAAGCCATTTAGTTAGGCCACACATTTTGCGACATTTTTCGTCGCAAAATCTTTTCAGATAGTGTTCATTTGTGTACTATCAACCGTTACTACCCATCGAGTTGCATTTCCTGCAGGAACTCCTGTAGTAGTAACACTTATAGTGAATCTAGATCCTCCTGTAACAGTACCACTTGAACCATAACTCACAACCACGGAACTCGTAAGCAATGTACCCTCACCAGCATTATCGAAATTCATAGGCATAATACTAACAACGTTTGATACATTGTTCTTAACCCTAAAGTTTTGCACAGTTACATATGTATCCATGGTGACAAGATTACATCCAATGAGTTGTACAGAGACAGCCCAGACACTACTTGTAGGTATTGTTATGATTTTGTTATTGACTGTATCTTCAAGACTGAATGTTCCAGAACCAGTCTTCGTTGTCTTTACAATATGACGACTACTTTGAGCGTCACCTTGAACGCTAAACATTGACGCACCTCTAGACCATTGTGCATAATCTAAAGCCACTGAATCAACTCCACCAGTATGGGATGCCAATCCTGCAGCAGTAGTATTACTACCCCCAGCATGTGAAAAGTCACCCGAAGCGAGACATGGATCACCTTCAACATGTGCAGCTAATCCTGTCGCTTTACCTCCTAGACCTTCAGAATGTGAAAATGCTCCATCAGCTTGAGTAAATCCTCCTTCAGCGGATGCAGCTTCACCATTAGCTGTAGTTCCAAGACCAAAGGCACTTGAAGCTTCACCATTAGCTGTAGGCGATAGAATTCCAGTTCTACCATCAATATCAGTCTTTCCATAACCTGCAAGAGTAGTAACAACATTGGCTTCTTGACCATCAGCAAAAGAGAATGATCCATTAGCAATTCCGTTTCCACCCTGGATAGCACTATCACTAAATATTGCAAAAGGACTTCCACTTCCAAATGTTACAATGAATTCTGGAGCTTCTCCAGAACCTAGACACACAGTATTGAGGGTATCGGTACTTGTAATACAATCAGATGATCCTCCATTACCAGTTCC